TCGAGCGCATCAACAACGTGGACTACGTGACCGCCGAGCAGTTCCAGCGTGGCATGGCCGAAGCAGCACAACAAGGAGCCCAGCAAGGCGAAACCCGTGCCCTGCGTAGGCTACAAATGAGCAGCTCCACTCGCCGTAAGGTAGGCGTCTGATGGAAATAGCCCTCGGCCATTACCTAACCCTCAAGCCCCCGGCTGGATCACCGCTCCTGTTCCAGAACTTCTGGATTGCGCAAAACGTCGGCGGCCACACCTTTTTGCCCTTTGGATTTAGCGGGATTACGGTGAATCGCTCAGGCGACAACATCGACGCCCGGCTGGTATTCCCAAACAACGAGATCGCTCGCTCTTGGGCAGATCAGGTGATTCGTGATGCCTGGATCGCCACGGTATCAGTGCGCATCATCCAAGATCCCAGCAATCCAAATTCCGCCCAAACTACTTTGCACAATTACACGGGCCAGGTGTCTGCCGGCAACTGGAACCAAGAGGCTGTAATCCTGGTACTAAACAGCGTGCTCGATGCTGTTGGCGGCGACATCCCAAACCGCACGATCCAGCAAAAGCTTGTGGGTAGCATCCCGATCAGTGGCAATCTCGTGTTTTGATCTGCTTGGGATGCCCTACCGACTGGGCAGTGACGGCAGTGATGGCCATATCGACTGCATCCATCTTGTAACCACAGTGCTGGATCGTCTCGGGATTGGGCATCCAGAAATTACGGACGTAATGTATGACGCCAGTAAACGCCAAGTGGCGCGATGGTTGTTCGCTTGGGGTAGGCGGGTTGCGGAGCCAACCTATGATGGTGACGTGCTGTTACTGCCTACAGAGCAAAAAGCCTTCGGGGTCGTATGGGACAGCGGGATTCTGAGTATCGAGAGCATGAGCAGCAGCGTGCGATGGACTTCGGTATCCAGTTTCAGCGGTTGCCCCTGCTTCCGTTCGAGCGCCAGCTAATTGATTTCCTGGGATGTAGCGAGGAAGAGTACAGATTTTTTGAAGCGGAAGTCCGGCGTCGTGCGCAGGAACGCCCGGCCGAATACGCCCATATTCCAGATATTCGTTGTGATCCTGCAACGATAACTGCTGTTGTTTCACTAGCTCTCGGGCTTGTTTTTCAAGGTGTTGCTTACTTATTGACGCCAAAACCTAAGGCGCCGGAGCAAGCTGATCCAATTAAGCAGCGGCGACTTAGCGGTCAACGCGGCCAGCAGCGCTTTAATCCAGCCTACGGATTTGATGGTGTCCAAGAACTAGCGCAATACGGAGAGCGCATTCCCATCCTGTTTGGCGATTATCAAGTGCATTCTTTTGGTGCCACCGGTGGCATCATGGCGCAGCCACAGCTTGTTTGGTCTCGCACGCTCAGCTACGGCACGCATCAAGCAGTTCGTTTGATGTTCATCCTTGGGGAAACACTGGGTTTTGGCGCAAAACGCCCAGAATTAGGCGGTATTTACATCGGTAACAACGGTCTAAGCCTCCAGAATCCAGACCGCTTTGCTTTTTACTACCGACCTGGCACAACACCTTCCGGTGATTTAAGCGGTCGAATTACGGCAAGCAACTTGCTGTATGGCACACGTGGAGGCCAAGCAGCTGGTGATCCTTGGACCGGCAACGATATATTCGTTTGTCCTACAACATTTGGACCAGACCGTCCTGGTTTTTGCCAGACATATCAACCAACCAATGCCACAACATTCGGTCTTTTTAATCCGATTAAAAACGGTACTGCCTACCGACTGAACTGGCGCGTCATTAGCCGCCCAGCAGAAGGTGTCGATAGCGGCGAACGAATTAGGGCTGAACGAAAGAAGATTGCAGGCCCTAACGCCAACGCTAATGATGCAGGTATGCCCGGTGTTGGCGCCGGTTATAGCCCGTGCATGGGACTTATTGCCCACAACGGTTCAGTAAAAACAACCCCGACCGAAGTAACTTGCAATGTAGGGGATTATGTTACTTACCGAATTAATACCCGCAAGTTTACGCGAGATGACCTATCTATTGCAGCTTCCACAGGAGTAAACGTTGATGACATCAATAATGCCACTGACTCTGCCCGTCAGGCCGCCGATCAAACATTACAAGTAGGCGAGCAGATTCAAATCGGCAACTGTCTTTTTACTGTAGAAAGCAGGACAAACGACATATACAGGCTCAAGGGTCCAACAATTGATATTAATTTGCGGTGTAAAGAAATATTTGGCCAACAAAACACTATCGGCATTGCCGGGACGCTAGCGGTTGAAAGCAAAGTATTTACAAGCAAAGGCGGCGGCGACAATGTAGATCCGCCTGCAAACAACCCAGCTGACGGATACTGCGGCCCTTCATACTGGCCCTTGGCACAGGTCGCAATTGGATCTGTACGTAATACTCGTCCGGTCGAAGCAACCGAGATTGGAATACGCAGTCAAGTTTGGAACAAGGCTAGCGGTCTTTGCAATTTCCAAAATGTGCCGCGTGCGCCAAAACTATTGGAGTTAGACGAAAAAAATGTCAGCATAACCAACGGCACAATCGACAAGTACATGGCGCGCGCCAGTGCTTTTGCGGTTGAGTTTCGTCCAGCATCGCTTCGTTCCGACGGTACCGTTTACCCGTGGTATCGCCTAAGGGAAGAGTTTGTTGTTGTCGGCAGCAGGCCCGTAGACCAGTTTAACTTTATTAGGTTAAAACCACAAAATCCCGGACAATACGAGTACAGGTTTGTGCCGCGCCCCGGCGCATTACTTGAAAAGTATTTAGCTGACAACGCCAGATTTGTTGTTATGACTGGCACGCAAGTAGCGACAAATTACGCTAAAACTTTTACATCCGACAGTTACGGCGACATTCGTGTTACCTGCTCTGGGACAGAGGTTTTAGCCAAAAATTATTTTAGTAATTCAGAGTTAATCGATGGTGCACAAGCTGCCTACACTCAAGTCGAAAGTGCTATCCCAAACGCTATTGCCTGGAACGGAACTTACACAGGCGCTTCGTCTAATGGTGCTCCACAAGGTGCACAAGGTGGATATTGTTATGAACGATTAGGTGATCCTCAAACAGCATGGCGTGCAGGGTATATTTCAGGGGTATCGGCGGTAAATTATAATGTAAAGTTTACAGTTGACGTAGGTGGGGGCAAAAAACTTGCACTTGTTATTGGCGGCAAAGCAAAAGTAGGATCTGCTGAATATTTTGACAAATATGGGTATTCTTTTCAATGGGATCCTGATACCATCGCGATTGCCCTTCAAGGTTCAAATGATGGCGACTACCAATCGACAGGAAATTGGGCCGTAGGCGAAACTGTTTCAGACACAATTACGCCTACATCAGGAAATATATGGGCGAATACCGGGGGGCTAACTCAAGTTGGAACAACCTTTATTATTACAAGCGTTCAAAGCGGAACAACAGCAATTCCTGCCGAAGATGCCCGCACTTTTGAACGGGTTTCTCAAATTGCGGATGTTAGCCATTACGACGAATTAACAAAATCACATTTTGACGGGCCAGAGCATTACATATCCTATGTCAACGAGTCTATTTCAAATAGGAGTAATACAGATGAAGAAGTTGCCCCTCAGTACGATGCTTGTACCACGATGGGTTTGGTACTTCGTTCTAGCCGCAGTGTTAACCGTGCCGATCAGCTAAACGTATGGATGCCCAAAGGTGTTGACTGCTACAACTGGCTAACTGGAACAACAGGACCAAGCAACTTATTCTGCGATCTCGTTTACTACCTGCTAACTAACGACAGGGCTGGTTTAGGTAGCGTGATCAATAGTGATTTGATCGACACGGCAGGATTCAGCGAAACCGCTAGATTCTTGAAAACAAACGATTTGTACTTTGACGGTGCTATTGCCGATGCACGTAATTTTCGTGACATCGTAAGTGAGCTGGCGCCGTACCATTTGTGTTCTTTCGTGGTGCGCAACGGTAAATTCAGTATTGTTCCGGCTTTGCCTCATGATGCAAGCGGGGCCATCAATCCTAGAACGCTACCTATTGCCGCTATGTTTAGCGATGGCAATATTATTGAAGATTCGTTTGAAGTTGATTACTTAGAAGCTGATGAACGCAGAAATTTTCGCGCAGTTGTTACTTACAGGGATGGCGCTAAAAACGCTTTTCCCACAAACCGAACGATAGCTGTGCGCTGGAATACTGGCACTTCCTCGGCGGATCCGCAAGAAACCTTCGACTTGTCAAGCTTCTGTACGCACAGAGAGCACGCACTAAAAGTTGCTAGGTACTTGCTGAGCATTCGCCGCCGTGTCTTGTATGTTGTCCGCTTCAAAACCACCCCTTACGGTTTGAATCTTGCACCAGGTAACTACATCAAAGTTGTTACGCAAACCACTCCATACCATGCTTCTCGTAATGGCGTGGTACGTGAGTCCGATGGTGCGGTACTTTCTGCCGACACTTTGGCGGATGGCACCTACAGCGTGTCCGCTTACCGCCCCGGCAGCGAAAGCGTGCAGACAATCCAATTAACAATTACGGGTGGACGTGTAACAGATTCAGTCAATTGGGGCATTGTTTTTACGATCGGCAGCACTGCTGTAGAACAAAACATCTACATGGTGGAGCAACTTACGCTGGACGAAGACGGTCTTGTTAGTGTTGTAGCAAGCCACGTCCCGACCGAAGGCGGTGCTTCCATCGTTGCTACTGATGTGATTACACCAAGCCGCTTTATTTACTCGGAGTAACCATGGCTTTTCCTAACATCAAACCCGCCAGCCGCGAATACGACCCTGGCGATTGGCCAATCAAGCGTTACAGCAGCAATTCCGGCGCGGAAGTTCGGATGCTGTATGGCTCCCGTCGCGTCAACGCCAAACTGCGCCTTGGCTACGAAAACATCACTGACGCCAACGCACAACTATTTTTGACAGATTTTGCCTCCCAAATCGGTACATACACAACCTTTACCCTTCCTACCAACGTTTTTGCAGGCTGGACCGGCTCACGCAGCAATATCGACGCGCCGCCCGATACACGCTGGCGCTATGAGGAGCCTCCCCGTGTTACGTCGGTTTATCCGGGCCGCAGCAGTGTACAAATCAGTCTTGTAGCTGTTGCTTAGAATGAGCAAACAGTCCACAGGCACAGGCCATGGCGTTTTTTACAGGCCGTAGCGGCTCTTTGACTTATGCGGGTAAGCCCGTAGCCAAGATCCGGGACTGGTCCTTGGATACCACGGTTGAGCTGCTGAGCACCAATACGATCGACAGCGCTGTAAACACTTTTACCCCTGGAGTGAAGGGCGCTACCGGCAGTGCCACGCTGATGTACTACAGACTTGAAGCTGGGGAAAGCGCCAGCTATACGCAATTCACGGCACTCCTTAGTCGAATCATGAAAGGTGGGGCTATCACGGAATCTGATCGCGTGTACCTGGAACTTAATGTTGGAGGCGGCGGTGCGGATGACATCAAATTTAACGCTTACATTACAAATGCACAGGTAAGTGTTAGTACTAATGAGTTGAGCGTGGTGCCTATCCAGTTCACGATGGATGGGGATTTTGCTGAGGTTGTCGTTTAATGACCGTTTTTCTCGGCCAGTACGGGAACATACGACTCAAGCGTGGCAGCAAGACGCCGTACGCTTATCTTGAAGAGCGTCTAGATCCAGCCGATGTAAACACAAGCCTAAATCGTTTGGGTTTTGATACTTCAGTAGATAATTTACTTATTGGCGATCGGGTAACCTTGACCACGACTGATGCGCGAGGCCTTATTTGTTTTGATCCGAGCGTCTGGTCTTCCGAGACAGTAGAAAGTAGTTTGAGCGCTTTTGTCCACGTAAACGCTGTGGGAGGCTTGCGTTTTTTTGGTACGTTTCAAGATGCTGTAAACAACAACAGATCCGCAGAATACCAACTTGCCGCATTTAACGGTGAATCTTTGGACATTAAAGTTGGCGTCACGGACAATAACGATAATGTTCTCGGCAACGTTACCGGTTATACCATAAATACAGATCGCGAATCAATTGATGCAACAACACTTAGCGATAAATTTCGCAGGCAGTATAGCGCAGGCTTGATTAGCGGAAACGGTAGCATAGATTGTTTATTTGATTACAAAACAACCGGCATAGAAGAAACACCTCTTTTAATGCTGCAGTTACTACAGCGAATTGATATTGGCAGCGAATTTGATCTAGCCTTGTACTTGACTGATAAAGAGCTAACGCCCACGGAAAGTAACGTTTTTTACGAAATGGAGGCAATGGTTACACGAACAGGTGTAACTGTCTCCACCGATAACACTATTAATTGCACCATTGATTTTGTTACCACCGGAGAAATTCGCTTGTTGGTTGGCGAGCCTGCCGGTTACGTACTGAAAGAGGATGACGACCGCTTGGAGCTCGAACAATCCTTGGACTTCCTGCTTAAGGAAACTGAGGACTAAACTGGGCTATAGCACCAGAGTTACGGGAGCCTAGTCTTGGCTGACCAGCGGATTACCCAACTAACGTCCCTGCCCAAGGCTAGCGTTGCGGCCAATGACGCGCTGCCCGTAGCCGACATTTCGGCTAGCCAAACCAAAAAGGTAACGGTCAAAGATCTTGTCGATGCCGGCCTAGACCTAGTTGACAGCTCTTCGATTGATCTTGCCAAGCTCGATCAAGCCAGTACAACCAAGCTAGGAAGTGCGGCTATTGCATCGGCGGCTATCACGCCGGCAAAGCTTGGCGCTAACAGTTCCATCGCCGTTCAAGGTACTGCGCCTGTAGCAGACAACTTTGAAGGTCGCGGCTTTTTTGATAGCGGCACCAACAACTTAAGGGTTTACACCGGAGCAGGCGGTTACCAGCAAATCGTTATCCCGACAGCAGGCATTGCGGAAGCCGCTGTTACTACCGATCGACTGGCCGATGGCGCTGTTACAACAGCGAAGGTAACAGCTCTTGGAACGACAGCCTACGCGGATAGCAGCATCACAGCTGCAAAACTGCAGGATGACTCAGTAACAGAGGCGAAGATTGCAACTAACGCTGTTACTGCAACGCAAATTGCCCCTGATGCTGTTGGTGCTTCTGAACTTGCAGACAACGCAGTCGATACAGCATCAATCCAAAATCTTGCTGTAACTACAGAAAAGCTTGCAGCCGAAAGCGTTACTACAGCAAAGATTGGAGATGCTGTAGTAACCACCGCAAAAATTGCCGATGCTTCTGTCACAACTGCAAAACTAGATCTTGCTGACAACAGCATCGATGGCGCCAAACTTATTGACCAATCAGTAACTGCTGCACAATTAGAAAATCTCGCAATAACTACACAAAAGATTGCCGACACAGCGGTAACTACAGCAAAACTGGCAGATGGTGCGATTACTACGGCTAAATACCAGAGCGGCTCAATTGATTCTGCCGCCTTGGGGCTTGATGCAGTTACAGAGGAAAAAATTGTAGACGGTGCTGTTACCTACGAAAAAATCCAATCGGTTAGTGCATCCGACAAGCTACTGGGACGCGCATCCGCAGGGGCAGGCACGCTTGAAGAGATTGATTGCACTGCAGCGGGACGCGCTTTACTTGCCGGTGCCACTGCCGAAAGCCAACGCACCAGCTTAGGCCTTGGCACAGTTTCTACCGTCAACATTATCACCGCAAATGAAGTTGACACTCAAGCGATCACAGCAATCAAACTTGCAAACGAATCAACAGTTGATCTTGTAACGACTCTTCCAGCAAGCGGCGTATTTACAGGCCAACTAGCACTTAACACCACAAATAACACTCTTTATTGCTGGAGCGGAGCCCAATGGGTTGCTCTTAAAGCGGCCGGATCAATCAACTCTATTGTTAGTGATAATTCGGGAATTGTTAATACGCAAATTACAATCGCAGACGACGTTGCGACTGTATCAACGAGCATTGACAACACAACAGCAGCGGCTCAATTCTTAGCCGGTCCTACAAATGCTGCTGGTGCAGTTAGCTTCAGAACCATTGCTGGTGCTGATCTTCCCACTCCAACGACTAGCACAAAAGGTGCAGTTGTCGTAAACGGCAACGGTTTGGCGATGGTGTCAGATACACTTGCAATTGACAACGTTGTCACAGCATCTGGTTCTGAATATCGCCTTGTTCAATACAACGTCAACGGTCTGGTAACTGATGGCCGTTTGATACAAGCAGGCGATTTACCTGTAGCGACAGATCTGATTGCTGGAACAGTGCTTCCTGGCTCCGGCCTGAGTGTTACCGCTGCAGGTCTACTTAATCACACTAACAACATTGCGGCTAGTACTGGAACAAAAGTAACTTTTGATAGCGAAGGCCACATTACAGGGACTGCTTCTTTAGAGGCCGTAGATATTCCCGAACTAGACGCAAGCAAAATTACCACAGGCACTTTTGGCTCAGCATTTTTGGCGCCGAACAGTGTTACCGCAGAGCAACTTGCCGATTACGGTATTGCCAAAGTCAGCGAAACTGCGCCAACGCCAGAATTTGCCGGTCAGTGGTGGATCAACCCCTCGGATCGCTCGGCTTATATCTGGGTTGGCACAGTTACACCAACCGTTAACGGTTACTGGCTGCTTGTTGGTTACGGCTCTCCAACGCAACTAAACCTGCGCTTTGGCGGTACTTACGACGCCAATACAAACACAGTTGTCACACTTAACCAATACGGTACTGAGGCTGGATTAACTGTTGGGCAACCATTAACAGCGCCGAACAGCCAAAACAACGGTATTTACTTAGCCGTAACAACTGCAGGCACTGGCACAACACCGGCTCCTGCTGCCAGCTTGGCCATTGGTGACTGGGTGCTTAGCCAAGGTACTGGCGCTAACTGGACAAAAGTTGCAGTTGTTTCTGGTGCCAGCGGCACCTTTAACGATTACGACATTCTTAGTGACGGTACGTATTTCAGCCCCAACATGAGCGGGGTTGCTGATGTGCGTGATGCCCTCGAATTAATCTGGGGCCGCGTTCAAATTGCAAGCACTGTGCAGCTTGGTGTCGTAAAGGAATCTTCTGAAGTATTGGTCGACAACAGCACTGGCGAAATGACCATCGGTATTGTTGACGATGGCAGCTACTGATGTCACACCGCAACGAGTCATTCGTTTACAGCGCCGAAAACGTCCCAATCGGCGGACAGCCCGGTGATGTGCTGCTGAAAATCCAAGGCAGCAACTATTACACCGCCTGGCGCGACTTTACTTACGTTTTTGAAACGTACGATGTAGTACTGGATGATGGCGAGTATTGACGCTGGCTAGACTGCTGAAGTAATCCCGTCCTCGCGGAGCTAAGGGAATGGCGTCTACCCATAAGCACATTCGCAGTAGTACGGCGCATAAACGACCGACCACTGCAATTGCTGACGGTCAAATTGCGCTGAACACGAACGCCACTTCCCCCGGCCTGTTCTTCAAAGATTCCACTGGGGCAAGCATCTTCAAGATCGGCCCTGTTCACGTTGGAGCGACTGCACCAAACGCCAGCCCACCAGCAGGCGGCAGCAGCGGCAACAGCACTGGTGAAATTTGGCTTGACACCAGCCTGACCCCAAACGGCGTCAAGGTTTGGAATGGTAGTAGCTGGACCAATGCAACTCCAGCCAGCAGCACCACAGTTATCGGCTTGGTGGAGCTTGCCACTAACGCCGAAACACAAACTGGATCGGATACTGCTCGCGCTGTAACGCCTGCATCACTGCAAAGCAAACTCAGCGATTCCACGAGCACCACCAGCTCAACAACGATTGCTTCGAGCACAGCAGTCAAATCAGCGTATGACTTGGCTGGTGCGGCGCTACCTAAATCAGGCGGCACTGTTACCGGCGAGATTTTGATCGGGACTGCAGGTAGTCTTGTTTTTGAAGGCAGCACTGCCGACGCTAGCGAGACCACTTTGGCCGTTACTGATCCCACCGCCGACAACACCATCACGCTTCCGGATGCAACTGGAACGGTTGCGCTGACCTCTGATCTCGACGATGGGACGTACTGACCATGATTTACCCCGCCGCGTATAACATCCGAGTTCTACAGAACTCCACATTTAAGATCCGCATTACGGTGCGCGATTCTGCATCCAATCCGATCAACTTGACGGGTTACGTTATTGATGCAGACGTAAGAGGATATTTAGACGATGCGTTTATTACAACATTTACTGTCACCGTAATCAACGCCGCCAACGGTATTTTTGATCTGGAACTGCTGCCACTAACAACGGAGGCCATTGAAGTCGGCAAGTATTGCTGGGATTTGAGTTTGACCAGTTCTGGTGGCGAGCGGTATTACTGGTTAAAGGGCGATCTCAATGTCGATCCGACCTGCTCGCGTAACGAGTAATGAGCAACGTAATCCAAGTTGCATCAACCGGAACGGATACCGTTACTTCGGTATTTACCTCCGGCATCCTCGATTCGCTGGTGCTGACTGCCCCAACAGAGATAGCGCTGACGTTAACCAGTATTGGCACGCAAGGCGATCCAGGTGGCAACCTTCCGGCAGGTGGCACTACAGATCAGCATTTGTATAAGTTGAGCGATACGAGTGGCGATTACAGTTGGACTAGCACACTGGACAACGGCACGTACTGACCATGGCGGATCCCACCGTTGAACTGATCATTGAGGACGTAGGTGTCCAAGGTGAAACCGGCGAACCCGTACCGGCTGGTGGCACATCCGGTCAGATTCTGACGAAAGCCAGCAACACAGATGGCGATATGAAGTGGGATGATGCTGACAACGGTACTTATTAGACTGGCAAGGTAATGTCCGTACCCCGCTAGGGGTTATTCAGGATGACCGCGCTTCGCCATCTGCGTTCTGATACTGCCAACAAACGCCCGGATCCGTCAGCACTAAGTTCCGGCCAACTGGCAATTAACTACGAAGCCGGAAGCCCCGGACTGTTTTTTAAGGATACCGCCGGCAACCTCGTTAAGGCTGGTCCTGTCCATATCGGCACATCTGCCCCGAACGCCACTCCTGCTGCAGGTGGTTCGACTGGTAATGCTAAAGGCGAATTTTGGCTTGATACCACTGGCGGCGCCTACAACCTAAAAGTTTGGGATGGCTCCGACTGGCGTTCTGCCGCTGGAGAGTATGTGAATATCACCGGCGACACAATGACCGGTGATTTGGTTTTTAATAACGCAAACATTGTATTTGAAGGTGCAACCGCAGATGCATTTGAAACCACGCTGACTGTTGTGGATCCCACTGCGGACCGCACTATCACGCTGCCGAATGTTTCGGGGACAGTTGTTACAACCGGCGATACAGGAACAGTCACCAGCACGATGATCGCCGATGGCACGATCGTTAATGCTGATGTAAATGCTGCAGCAGCAATTGCTCACAGCAAACTTGCAAACATTACTGCTGGCTCAGTTCTCCTTGGTAATGCAAGTAATGTCCCTACTGCTACAGCCCTTAGCGGAGATGTAACCGTTGACAGCAGCGGCGTTACTGCAATCAGCTCTGGCGTTGTTGTAAATGCCGACATTAGCGCAAGCGCTGAAATTGCAGTGTCTAAACTCGCCGACGGTACTGCGCGTCAACTGCTACAAACTGATGCTTCTGGCGCTGGTGTTGAATGGACCAGCAATGTTGATGTGCCTGGCACACTGGATGTAACTTCTACAGCAACATTTGACAGTATTGCCAGCCATCCGCTTGGTACTGCTGGTGCACCAACAATTACATTTACCGGTGATACAAATACAGGTATTTATTCCCCCGGCGCAGACCAAGTAGCCATCTCGACTAATGGCACTGGGCGGTTGTTTGTTGATGCAAGTGGGCGAGTTGGTATCGGCACTACGAGTCCTGGGACTTCGCTTGATGTTGTAGGTGTTATTCGCTCAAAAGCTGCCGGCGGAGAAGGTGGCCAGATTACGCTAACAGACACAAGCAACACTGAAGTTTTCAACGTTGATGTAAATGACACTGGCACAATTCGACTATTTAGCACTTCTACAAATAAAGATATTCAGTTTGGCCAACTTGTTGGCACTGGTTGCAACATTAATTTCTACACTGGACAACTTGAACGCCTCCGCATCACATCGGACGGGAAGCTAGGGCTGGGGACTGGTCTTCCGGCTAGCGTGCTCCACATTAACCAAGATGTTGCGTCTGGGACTTACCAATCCCGAATTACCTTAGAAAACACTGATCAAAGAACAATTATCGGTTCTTATTGGCGTTCAGGAGTTGGTCAGTATTCAATCATTCAAGCTACTAACGAAGCCGAAAATACTGCACAACCGCTGTCCCTAAATCCTTCAGGAGGCAACGTAGGTATCGGCACTACGACAGTTGCTGGCAAGCTTCACACTGTGTTAAACAATTCATTTGCGGCGGGTGGCGCTTGGGATGCGGGGGCAGCAGTTTTTGGTGGTAGCACATCTACGTCAGGGGCGGTTGGCATTGCGTATGACGATACAAATGGCGGACGCTTTATTTCTATAATTCCCGGCGTAGCCTATAAACCTTTAACAGCAATTTGCGACTCGTTTATTGTTTCTCAAGGGACAACAGAACGCGCCCGCATCGACAGCTCCGGCAGGTTGTTAGTTGGCACGTCTTCTAGCCTTAGCTCCGGTAACTGGTCCGACGCGCTGATTCAGGTCCGTGGCAACAGCTCTGGAGCAACATTTGAAGCAAAGCTAGCCTTATTTACAGGCAGAACCATTGCCGATGGAATTGGAGCAAACCAGTCCCTTGGCCGTGTTGCCTTTGGCAATGGCGAAGGAGGGGAAGCCGCATGGATTACAGCACAAGCTGATGCTGGCTGGTCTGCATCTGATTATCCGGGCAGATTAGTGTTCTCCACTACCGCCGACGGGGCGAGCAGTCCGACGGAGCGGATGAGAATTAGTGCTAACGGGAGTATATTTACTGGAGGGGCAACATCAGCCGCGTCTATTGAAAGCGGAGCTCAACCCGGCAAAGTATTCAAATACGGAACACATGAAGCAAGTTCTGGCGCCACAATTACTACGCAGGCTTTTCACCTGAGTTTTGCTAATCCCAACGGTTTTGTTGGTTCCATTAGTACCAGTGGATCTGCCACCGCCTACAACACCTCTTCTGACTACCGCCTGAAGGAAAACGTTGTCCCGCTTACTGGCGCTGCTGATCGCCTCAATCAACTGCAGGTTCATCGCTTCAACTTCATCGCTGATCCTGACACCACTGTTGACGGTTTCATCGCTCACGAAGCCCAAGCCGTTGTTCCTGAGTGCGTCACTGGCACCAAGGATGAAGTGGATCATGAAGGTAACCCCGTCTACCAAGGCATCGACCAGTCCAAGTTGGTGCCGCTGCTAACTGCTGCGCTGCAGGAAACCATTGCTCGGATCGAAACTTTGGAAGCAGAGGTACAGCAACTCAAGGGCCAGTAACCCTACTCTCTAGTCACCTTCACTAAGGCGGGCAACCGGCCTACTCAACTGGCTGTAACCCAATTACTCTGTACCAGTCTGGTTCTTTATCATGGCCACCACCTTTACGTGGGGTATCAACACCCTTGAGCGCGAAACCGACGACGGCTTTGTGTTCACCGCCCACTACACCGTCAATGCCTCAGATGAGGCATATTCCTCTGGCGCGTATGGCAGCATCGGTTTCCAGCGCCCCGACAACCTGATTCCTTACGCCGACCTTACGGAAGACACCGTGATCGGCTGGGTCAAGGATGCACTTGGCGGCGACGAAAAAGTTGCCGAAATTGAAGCTGCTCTGCAAGCTCAAATCGACGAGCAACGTACGCCTTCCAAGGCTGCCGGTGTTCCGTGGGCATCCTGATTACCGCTTTGGCACTGCTGCTGGCTTGCCTCATCCTTGCGGGCATGGTCTGGCAGTGGTGCCATACTTCTGATTGGCAGGACCGTTACTGGTGACAACGCTTTTCTTGGCCGGTGCTTGGTGCGCCGGCATTTTTATTGCTTATTGTTTGGTGGCTATCAATCCACCGGATGATTTGTAGTGGCGGTCAAAAGTAAGACAGCACTGGGGCGCGTCGATCACAAAGCCGGCCGCCCCAAAACAACCAGTCAGGGTTACGGCCAGCACAGCCGCCCTCGCCGCCGAGGTAAAAAACCTTACGTCGGCCAAGGGCGATAACATTAGGAAAAGGTCGGCTGTATGCCTCGCAATGGAGCACCACGAAGAGGCGCTAATTACAGCTAAACCGCCCGAAAGTCCGTTCAACCAAATGATCCCGGCTCTACTAACCGCTGCGGTGGTTGGTTTAGCCGGTCTTTTTATGCAGGTCGCCAAGCTGGATCAATCCGTCAGCACTGTCGCCGCCGACATCCAAGAACTCAAAAACGACTCAAAAGAAAGGCTTAGTGATCTCGAAACCAGAGTGCGCCAGATTGAGATGCGCGTCGGCTACAACAAATGAGCGTCATCCAAACCACGGACTACGGCAACGGCTACACCCTGGACCAGCTGGAAAACGAACGCGGCGAGTTGTACTACCGCGCCTGCAGGAACAGCATCTGCCGCTACGCCGAGGACCACTACATCGCGGTGATGTACCTCGAAGAAATGGGCTGGGACCCTAAGCAACAAGCCCCTCAGTAATCCAGCGGATGATCGCATCCTCCCGATGCGGCTCCCAAAAAGGCTTGTCCCTGTACCACTCCAGCCAATCTTCCGCCGACTTCGAGATATTGCACCCAAAACAGCAGGCTACCAAATTCTGCTGGTGCGTGTGCCCTCCTCTGAATTTGGGATGCACATGATCCAAGGTTGCAGATCGCCCCAGATCTACGCCGCAATAGGCGCAGGAATTATTCCAATGGTTAAGGATTAATTGCCTAAATCTCGCTTTTGCTTCTTTTTTGTTTAAGTATTCGCCATCTTCGATGCGATGGTCCATACCAAGCAGTCGCTACCTGGAATGTAGCGGCAGAGACTATTACATGCGCCGGAACTCTTCTCTAGTACAGCTAAACTTCCTGCAGAGTTCCTATTTCCCATGGACTTCATCCAACATCCAGCTTTCTGGATCGTCGTAGCGGCAGCTTCCGAGCTGATCGCCCTTTCTCCGCTGAAGGACAACAGCATCATCCAGCTGGTGTTCCACGCACTCCGCGCTGTGAAGGGAAAAAAGCTCTGACCGCTTTCGGCAAGCCGGGCTGGCAACGCCGACTCGAACAAGCCATCCGCCAATGGTGGTTTGAGCTGACACTGCCCGGCAAGCTGGACAAAGCTGAAGCGGACTGGCACGCAACCCAACCGACCGATCCACTTCCCGTGATCGTTCACCACGAAATTGATGAACAGCTCCAAACCGGCGAAAGCCGCCTTCTGGGTGGCGCCATGACCATCCGATCCCCTTGGTCCGATGCCCACCAACAAGATCCGCCTGAGTGACCTATTCCGGTATTACAAGGGTTTGCCACATCAAATGGCAGCAATCACCGAGCTGGAACAAGCCATCAACAAGGCCAACCCCCACATCTTGGGCCGCGACCAGGGCTGGTTCAAAACCTGGAGCGTTGCCGGCAAACAGACCCAATTCCCAAACAGCTGGGAAGGCATCCTCGAAGCCGCCCGAGTTGCTGGCGCAAAATTCCCGGAACTTGTAGCCGCCCAATGGGCACTCGAATCAAATTACGGCAAATTAGTATCTGGCAGAAACAATTTTTTCGGCCTCAAAGGTGAAGGCAGCGACAAGAAAACGCAAGAGTTTATCAACGGCCAGTGGATCACTATTACGGATAGCTTTATTGACTTCCCAGATCTATTGTCTTGCGTTGTCTATCTAGTTGACCACTGGTACAAGGACTACAAAAACTACAAAGGCTGTAATAATGCCGCAACCCGCGAAGAAGCCGCTAAGTGGTTGCACAAGGAAGGTTACGCAACAGATCCTAATTATCCCGGCAAATTGATCCAGCTGATGGAACAGCACGCCGGAGCTAAACCCACCGTTCCGCCTGGCCAAAAGCTACTAAAAGTTCCCTACGAATATCAGCTGGGACCTGATGACGGGGCGACAGGTTACCGCCAGTGTTTTAGCTCCAGTTGCGCCATGGTGGCCCGCTACTACGGCAAGATTTCCGGCGACTACGAGTACAACAAACTCCGCGCCAGGTTCGGCGACACCACCG